AAGAGGTAAATTTGTTCATGTACCTACGTTCTTATTACAGTTAAAAAATTTTAATGACCCTTTGTCAGAAGAATATAAGAATGATATTCTAAATTGTGACTTACTGATATTAGACGATATTGCAAGTGTAGGCATATCGCAGTATGATTTGTCGCAGTTGCTTTTATATATTGATAATCGCTCGTTGAATGGTAAATCTATTATATATACGGGCAATCTCGACATGCATAATATGGATAAAGTTTTAGGTTCGAGATTGACAAGTCGTATATGGTCCAAAAACACAGAAGTAATAGAACTTAAGGGGGCAGACAGACGATGATTGCATTACAAGCCATCTCTAAGGTAATTCTAAGTCAAGATGATGACTTCTTACAGAATAATAATATAACCAACGACTTCTTTGTAGGTTATGAGTCTGAGATAGAGTTTATCGAAAATCATAAGAAAGAATATGGAAATATTCCAGATAAACTGACATTTCTATCACATTTTCCCGAATTTGAATTGGTCGAAGTTCAAGAGTCAGACCAATATATAATCGACACATTAAGAGAGGAATATCTATACTATAAGTCTGTACCCGTAGTTCAGAAAATTGCTGAACTGCTAAAGACAGACGCAAATGCTGCCGCAGAATACATGTTACAGGCTACAAAAGAATTACAGCCTGAGTATCAGTTAAAAGGTATAGATATTATAAAAGATGCAGATATTAGGTATGAGCAGTTTGTTGAAAGAAAAGAACATCCAGACAGTTGGTTCTTCACATCAGGCTTTCAAGAACTTGACACTATAATACATGGCATACAGAGAACAGATGAGTTGTTTGTACTGTTTGCACGAACTAACCAAGGTAAGTCTTGGATATTAGAAAAGATGTGTACACATGTATGGCAATTAGGTTTTAACGTAGGATATGTATCACCTGAGATGACAGCGACAAGCGTTGGTTATAGATTTGATACATTATACCATAACATAAGTAACACAGCACTTATGTATGGTAAATCTGAGTTATCAAACGATGAGTATAAATCTTATATAGACGAGTTGAAAGAGAGTGAGCATAGCATTGTAGTTTCTACCCCATTAGATTTTCAGCGTAAGATAACCATCACGAAGTTGCGAAATTGGGTTAAGAAATTTAAGTTAGATATGATAGCAATTGACGGCATTACATATTTAACAGATGAAAGATTTAAACGAGGCGATTCTAAGACAGTATCACTCACAAACCTAAGTGAGGATTTAATGTCATTGTCAATTGAATTACACATACCAGTTCTTGTAGTAGTTCAAGCGAATAGAACGGGCGTAATTGATAAAGATTCTGATGGCACACCTGAACTTGAAAGCATAAGAGACAGTGATGGCATCTCACATAACGCAAGTACCGTATTGTCACTGAGACAGAAAGATAATGTGCTTGAAATAGGAATAAAGAAAAGAAGAATAGGTCCTGTTGGTGGTAAAGTGCATTACAATTGGGATATTGACCATGGAGAATTTACCTACGTGCCAAGTGAAGATGATGCCACATCAGATGAAGAAAAGCAGGCTACAATTATAGATGCAAGAAATAAGTTTAAGACAGGTGATAAATCAGACGTTTTCTAGGAGACAATTATGCTGATAAACAATGTAATCTTCAATTGTGAGTTGATGGATATACTAACTGAATTACAGAGACAGTTATCTATAAATGGCATACAGTTGCTTACTAAGATGCGAGATAGTGGTAGTGATGTGATGGTGCAATGTCCTTATCATGCTAATGGTCAAGAAAGAAGACCATCAGCAGGTATACGAAAGAGTGATGGACAATTTCACTGTTTAGCCTGTCAAGAAACCCATTCATTAGCCGAAGTGATTTCGTTCTGTTTTGGTTACACCGAAGATATTGTAGGTGCATTTGGATGGAAATGGTTATTACAGAACTTTGCAACTTTACAGATAGAAGAACGGAAAGATGTAGAACTTGATTTTGGCAGACAAACGAAAAGTAGAGTCAGCGAAGTTAAATATGTAACCGAAGAAGAACTAGACACGTACAGATACTATCATCCATATTGGACAAAGAGAGGAATAACAGATGAGAAAATCATTGAGTTGTTTGATTTGGGGTTTGACCCGTCTGATGATTGCATTACTTTCCCTAATAGGGATATTAATGGTAATTGCTTGTTTGTCGCCAAGAGGTCAGTTAAGACCAAGTACTTTCATTATCCAAAAGATGTAGAGAAGCCAATTTATGGACTGTATGAGTACATGCAATGCCTGCAAAAAGCAAGCAATACAATGATAATTGGAGGTCGAGGTAATGGTAAGACTGAATATTTACGTAGACTCAATGAGTTGATAATAACAGAGTCAATGTTAGATGCATTATCATTTTGGCAGATAGGTCGATATGCAGTAGCATTAAATGGTCTTGGTTCTGAAAGTCAATTTAAGCAACTACGAGAAGTGCCGTGTAGAAAGTTTATATTAGCAACAGACAGTGATAAGTATGGTATGAAGGCAAGACAGAATATAAGAGACAATGTGAAAGACAAGTTGATAACAGAGTATATATTTCCTGAAGGTAGAAAGGACGCAAACGAATGCACACCCGAAGAACTGCAAAATCTGCAAGAAGTTTTCTAACCTATTGCAAAGCATGTAGATATATGTTATAGTATATTTGTACGAAGTACAGACAACAAAGAAGAAAGGAGGTAAAGACGATGACAGACTTCAAAGTTGGCGATTTGTACGAAGATAAGAGAACACACAGAAGCGGTAGAATCTTAGAGTACAATGAGAAATTCAAAACATTTCTTTTAGAGTCTAGTGACGGTAAAACATTCAACGTCACATCTTCACAATTCAAGATTAACTGGCGATTAATTGAACAGAACGAAGTTCAAGAAGTAATCGAGCCAGTAGCAGAATCCGTAGAAGTAAAAGCAAAATCAACTTATAAGGGAACCACAGAAGAAGAAAAGAAAGAGTTACACGGTCTGTTTACAAATTCAACCTTGTATATCAATGACTATGTGAAGTCCTTTGAGAACTCTGCGGTTACGATGAAAGTAGCAAAGCCAGAATCTAAGCATACCATAAGACTTAGAGTTGATGCAACTATAATTGTTGACATTCAGATTATGGTAGGAAAGAGACGCTGTAGATTATGGATTGATGAGTACGACTTCAATAAAGCATCGTGGTCAATTGAACCACTTGCACAGAAGAAGTACCCGTATGATAATCGTAGTTATACAGTTGAATTTAATCTTGAAGATTTACCGCAAATTCTTGAAGATTTTAGAGCCGTAATTCTTGACAGACTAGTAGAAATAAAAGGAGGAATAGAAGAATATGAGATTTAGTTACACAGAAGCGGATAACTATTCTACCACAGGTAAGAGTAGTTTCTTTACATTAAAAGATGATGGAGATACAGCAAGAGTACGTTTCATGTATTCTGGTGTGAATGACATTAGCGGTGAGTCAGTACATGAGATTACACTTAACAATAAGAAAAGATATGTTGCTTGTCCCAGAGAGTATTCAGACCCCATTGAGACTTGTCCTTTCTGTAGCAATCCCGCAACATCAAAACTTTTCTCAAAGGTATTTGTACCTTTGTTCAATGAAGATACCGGTGAGACTCAGGTTTGGGAGAGAGGTCCTAAGTTCTTTGGTCAGTTAGCAGATATTGTTAGTCACTATGAGATTCCTGTATCACAGGTGTTTGAGATTAAGAGACACGGTAAGCCTAAAGATACACAGACAACATACACAATCTTTCCTGTAGGTGCTCCTGACAGCACAACACTTGATGATTTGCCTGAAGCAGTTGACATCTATAAGGGTATCGTTCTTAAGAAGTCTGTTGATGAGATGAACTACTTCAACAGATACGGTGAGTTTCCTGAGGTTGCTCAGAATGATTCTGCTGATACACCGCCTTGGAATAATACACCGGCAAGACAGTCTGCTCCTGCTCAGCCCGTAAGAAGAACACCTGCAAACAATGCACCCTCAAGGGAGTTTTAGTACATGCCTTTAATTAGCATACCACAGAGAACAACTAAATCTGCTGATATGGCATTAGCGAAGAAATCCGGCACAGTAAAGAAGTCTGTCCCCACTGTAAAAGGTGGGGGCAGCATTATTAGCCGAATACAATCCATAGTAGCAACTGTAGAAACAAAACTTGGTAAATATAGAGACGAGTATATACTTATCCGAGACGAAGAAACATTAATAAAGTACTTGGATAAATGTATAGAAAATGGTCTAATATCATTAGATACAGAAACAACCGGGTTAGACCCGATGATGGATGATATTGTAGGTATATGTATATATACACCAGGTATGTCCAGTGCATATATACCTATCAATCATATCTCTTATATTACACGAGAAAAAGTCGATAATCAGTTAAGCATAGATTTTCTCAGAGAACAGTTTACACGCTTGTTTGAGTCTAAAATCGATGTCATTATGTTTAATGCTGACTTTGATATACGAGTTATGCGAAATCAAGTCGGTGTTAAGAATATCTACTGTACGTGGGATTGTTATTTAGCGGCTAGATGCTTAAATGAGAATGAACCCGTAAACAAGTTGAAACCACTACACAAGAAGTATGTGCTTGATGGTAAAGAGGACGCATTCACATTTGACGATTTGTTTAAGGGTATAACATTTAATCTTATACCTATAAAGACTGCATATTTATATGCGGCACATGACCCTATTGTTACTTATGAACTATATTTGTATCAGAAGCAATATTTAAGGGAAGATATTGAAAGAGAAGATTTACGCCAAGTATATTGGGTGTTTAAGAATATAGAAATGCCATGTGTACTACCTGTATGTGATTTGGAAGATACAGGCGTGGCGTTTGATTTTGAATATAATGATAAGTTGAAGGAGAAGTATCATAAACTTCTTGACGAGAGAATAGAAGCCTTCAATAAGGTTTGTAATGTACATGCTGACAAAATATCAGCATACAAAAAGATGAACCCGGGATGTAAATTAGAGGACCCTATAAACATAGCAAGTCCAACACAGTTGGCAATACTTCTGTATGATATATTGAAGTATCCTCTGTTCTATGATAAGAAGAAAAAGCAGGAGACTCGAAGCACATCGGAAGATGCATTGCTGAAATTAGATAATCCTGTAGCAAAAGCAATACTTGACTATAGGGAATTATCTACATTAGTAAGCACATTCATTGATAAACTACCCGAATGTGTGAATCCTAATGATGGTAGAATACATGGTAGCTTTAATCAATATGGGGCAGATACAGGCAGATTTAGTTCTTCTGACCCTAACTTGCAGAATATACCGTCTCACAATAAAGACATACGACCTATGTTTAAAGCGACTGATGGTTATGTATTCTTATCAGCAGATTATAGCCAGCAAGAAGTTAAAGGTATGGCTCAGATGTGCGGTGATGAAGGTATGATAGAAGCATTCAGACAAGGAAAAGACTTTTATGCTGAAATTGCATCTGTAGCATTTGGTTATCCATATGAAGAATGCTTAGAGTTCAGACCTGATGGTACAACTAATCCTGCTGGTAAAGAACGTAGAGCACAAGCAAAGTCTATTCTATTAGGTATCAACTATGGTAGAGGTGCGGCGAGTATTGCAGAGCAGTTAGGTTGTGAGAAGAAGAAAGCCGAGAAGATAAAAAACGATGTATTTAAAGGATTTCCTGCAATAGCCGAGTTTGAAAGACAGAGTTATGAAATGGTAAATACTCTAGGATATGTAACAACTCTATGGGGTAGAAAGAGAAGATTACCCTCGATGTTATTACCTGATTATACATTCAAATGGACAGATGCAGGTCCTGTAGATGATGATTTGCTTGATTTTGATGAGGAAATAAGTACAGAAGTTCCTGAAGCAAAGCAGAGATATTATAGACAGAAGTTAGCAACTTGCAGGTTTAACGAGAAGCGTAAAATATTTGAGCAAGCCAATGCTGAGGGAATATGGATTATAGATAACACAAAAGACAAGGACTATACAAAAGTTGTAAATGCTAGGATTCAAGGGACTGCAGCCGATATGACGAAGTTGGCTATGATTGCATTAAATAATGATAAGCGGTTGAAAGAATTAGGTTTTAGAATGCTTATACAAGTTCATGATGAGATTATAGCAGAATGTCCAAGAGAGAATGCAAAAGAAGTAGTAGAAAGATTCTCAAAAGTTATGTCAGAAGCACCTGGTGAAAGATTTGTAGTACCGATTAGTTGTGACGTTGAAGTGACAGATGCTTGGTACGGTAAGAAAGTTGAGATATGAGAACAGACTTTGCAATATTTATACTAACTCATGGTAGGCCTGATAGACAACTTACATACGAAACCTTACAACGAGAGGGATATACTGGTAAAGTATATCTTGTGGTAGATGACCTTGATACAACAGCGCCACAATATATATGCCAGTATGATAACGTAATTCTTTTTGATAAAATGAAGTATGTAGATAAGACAGATTGTGGTTTATCTGAGCCGAAGATAAACTTTGCTGTGTTTGCTAGAAATGCAATAGAGGATATTGCAAAAGAGATGGGATATAAATTCTTCGGTATGTTTGATGATGATGTGAAGAAGTTAAGGTTTAGATATGAAGAAAACAATCATTTAATGTCAGCCGAAGTAATGAATCTGGATAAGGTTATAGATGCTGTGCTTGAGTATATGGAAGAGTGTAGCATTTCGACCACATCATTTTCACCAGTACCCGCATTTATCGGTGGACTTAATAGATTTGAGCAGAGAACTTTAGATAGTGGTAAATTAAGAGAATGCTTTAATGTCATATTCCGAAACAGTTCTTTCGATGTGCATTGGGGATTGAATATGCACGAGGACAGAATTACTTCTATGATAAGTGGTTTACAAGGTCAAATATGGCAGATGTTGTTATTCATACAAATGGATTTAGGCGAATTGTTTGGTAAAGCAGACGGCGGTAATTCATCAGTGTACAGAAGTATGGATAAATTTCAGCAAGTATTCTTTCCCACATTAGTATTTCCAAATTCAATATACGTAAGTTATTACAACCAGCATTTCACACCGAGAGTTATTGGTGAAGATAATATCTGTAATAAGATTATAAGCGGAGGATATAAAAAATGAGTTTAATTGAGGTGAATAGAAAGACAGCAATGGGTGATGATACTAAGTATTCAAGAGCAATAAGAACACCTCAGTATGTACCAAATAAAGAGAAACCACCTATTGAATCTTTGTTCGATTATAGTAAATATTCAAAGTTACTTTACAATATCAACAACAGTAACGTTTCTGAGGAAGAAAAAAAGTTCTTGCGCCTCGCTGCCAGCAGACATATCGTATTTAACTATGCAAAGGTCGCTGATTATTATGCTCATGCGGATAAGGAAATGCAAGAGTTGATGGAACAATCCGCATTAGTTATTCTTGACATTGACGATGCAATAGCAAATGGCTATGTTAAGTTGTCCTCTAAGATGAAGCAGTTAGTTGATGAGTCAAAGGCACTTAAGGAGAGCACGTCAGATGATTGACATGGAGAAATTTGTAGTTATTGTATTGTGTCATTGTAGACCTAATGATACGACTACTCCTGATACATTGCGTAGATGTAACTATACTGGTGACATAATTCTACTACTCGATGATGAGGATGAAACTATAGATGAGTACAGAAAGAATTATCCCGAGTATAGAATAGAGGTATATAGTAAAGATAGTGCTATGTTAGAGTACGATGCTATGGATAATCTAGGGGATAAACGGTGTGCAGTATACGCAAGAAACTCCTGTTTTGATGTAGCAGAGAAGTATGGCTATAAATATTTTTGTCAGATGGATGATGATTATACTACTATACCATATAGATATATCGAGAATGATAAGTTGTATAGGAACAATTTCTCTAAACTCGATGAGGTGTTTAAGGCTTACTTAGAGTTTATGGAAATAAGTGATAGTATAGGCTCAGTAGCATTCGCAGAGCCTGGCGATTTCGTTGGTGGTATAGGTAGTAATCTTAATAAGAAACAGTACCTGCACAAATGTATGGGAAGTTGGATGTGTTTTGTTGATAGACGTTTAAGATTCCAAGGAACTATGAATGATGATGTAAATACGTATAGTTTAGGCGGAAGTCGTGGTCAATTGTTCTACACATTTCCATTCATTATGATAGATACACCTGCTACACAGTCAGTTAAAGGTGGAATGACAGAGATTTATGAGGGACGAGGAACTTATACAAAAACATTCTACACAATCATGTGTTGTCCATCATTTGTTAGTGTAGATATGTTTGGTGACAGACATTATAGAATACATCACAAGTTTAAATGGCAGAATGCGCATCCATTATTGATAAGCGGAGATTTTAAGAAATGAAAAAATATGATTATCTCGTTGTAGGTGCAGGATTGTTCGGTGCAACATTAGCAGATATACTAACTAGGGTTTTTCATAAGTCTGTACTTGTAGTAGAGAAGAATCAGTATATTGGTGGAATGTGCTATACCGAAAATAAACATGGCATAACAGTGCATACATTCGGTGCACATATATTTAGGACGAATGAGAGTGATATTTGGAATTATGTAAATAGTATCACATTATTTAAGCTGTTTGTAAACTCGCCATTAGCGAGAGTCGGGGATAGACTATATAATCTACCATTTAATATGAATACATTTCAACAATTATGGGGTGTTACTACACCTGAAGAGGCACATAAGAAAATTGAGGAAGATTGTGTTGTTAATTGTAATCCAAAAAATCTTGAGGAATATGCATTAGCGACAGTAGGTAAGACTATTTTTGAGACCTTCATACGTGACTATACAGAGAAGCAGTGGGGAGTTAAATGTACAGAACTACCTATTGGCATATTAGGACGATTGCCGTTACGATTTACATATGATAATAATTACTATGCTAATAAGATGTATCAAGGTGTGCCAATAGCTGGATATACAGAAATGATTTCTAAGATGCTATCACGTAGTGAACTAAAGATAGGTTGTGATAATTGGAGAATATATATAGATTCAGCGGATAAAGTTATTTATACTGGTAGCATAGATGAGTTCTATGAATATAAATATGGCGAATTAGAATATAGGTCGTTGAGATTTGAACACCATGTTGCAGAGATACAAAATATACAAGGTAATGCAGTAATTAATTATCCTACTCGGGAAGTTGAGTATACACGTAGTATCGAACATAAGCATTTTTTGAATGAGAGTAGTTCAGCATCCGTAATATCTTATGAGTATCCCGCTTTATACGATGGTACTAACGAGAGATACTATCCAATTGAAAATGAGCGCAATTTGCGCTTATATAATAAGTATGCAAGCATTAAGACAGATACAATATTCGCAGGACGATTAGGACAGTATAAGTATACTGATATGGAACAAACTATTGTTAATGCACAGAAACTTGCATATGAGTTAGAAGGAAGGAGAAGAAAATGAAACTCACAATGAACACCACACGTTTACAGGATATGATTGCAAAATCTGTAAAGTGTGCATCCAATGACAATCAGAGACCATTAACAAGTCTGATTGCTATTCAACTTAAGGATAATACTCTCACTTTGATTACCTCAAGTGAAAGTAATTATCTGTATGTAAGACAGGATAATATAGTAGGAGATGATTTCTACGTTGTAGTGCCTGTTGAGATTTTTTCAAAACTTGTCTCTAAGATTACCGCAGATATGACTACACTTGAGGTAGTTGATGGTAACTTAGTAGTACGAGGTGGTAAAGGTGAGCATACAATTGAGATTGCCTTGAACGAAGAAGGAGAGCCAGTTACTTATCCCGACCCGTTGAATGCACTTGACTCATCTATGTATCAGTCAATGGCGGTTAAGAAGTCAACATTCAATTTGGTATTGGGTGTAAGTTCAGCATCAATCGCCGCCGGTGAGACAGCAAAAGATTTACCCGAAGTATTTAGAGGTTATTATGTTGGTGACAGCATTGTAACATCTGATACAACAAAACTTTGCGGTATTAAGATTAGGATGTTTGATACACCAATCATGATACGTCCTGAGACTATGAGACTGACAGAGGTATTCTCTAGTGAGAATTTAAAACTTTCGGTTAATGACTTAAGTGTTGTGATTAGTTCTGAGGACACTGTTGATTGCGTAATTATCAGCAAACTTATGGAAAATATCGAAGAATTTCCTGTAGACAGTTTGACTGCACTTATCGACACAGATTATAAGAGTGAGTGTGCAGTCGATAAGATGGCTCTTTTGCAGGCACTTGATAGACTTACACTGTTTATTGATAAGTTAGATGATTTTGGTGTATATCTCACATTCACACAAGAAGGTCTTAAGTTGACAAATAAGAAGTCTAGCAGTGAGGAATTGGTTGAGTATGTAGCCAGTGACAATTTCACACCTTTTACATGTAAGTTGGATATTAAGATGCTTACAGACCAAGTAAAGGCTGCTCCCGGTGAGTTAATCAATTTGCATTATGGTAATGATACTTGTATTAAGTTCGTTGATGGTAATGTATCACAGTTGATTGCCTTAGAATAATTTTCAAGGGCTAGCGTCATATATAGCGTTAGCCCATTGAATTTAACTTAAATATGTTATATAATGTTTTTGTAAATGAAGATGACTTCTGACGTGAAAGGAGAAAACATGACAAAAGTAACAAAGACCAATCAAGTTTTAGAGCACTTAAAGAAACACGGCATGATTACATCATGGGTAGCAATTGAGCAGTATCGTGCTACAAGATTATCCGCAATCATTTTCAATCTCAGAAAACGTGGTTATGATATTGAGACACAGATTGTGCTATCAAAGGATTGTAATGGTAATCCATGCCAGTACGCAACATACATTTTGAAAGGACAGGAATGATATGGAACTAAGAATAGTTGGTGATGCTATAGAGTTAGCAGAGTTCTTAAAAGCGTTAGGTACGTCTACATTGCGGATAAAGCAACCTGAGAATGTAGTAGCAAATATTGATACAGTTGATACTATAAAACCTGTGACAGACACAAAGTTGTCGTTTGTGCCTCCATCTATTAAAGACGGTGATAAAGATTATGTACCTATCATGGATGTCGCAAATAAGTATGGTAAGTGTAGACAGACAATCATAAATTGGACCCATGAGGGTATGCCTGTCAGAAAACTAGGTAAATGTTTCTATTTCTGCATGGATGATGTAGATGCTTGGGTAGCAGAACATCATGGTAAGAATGGTGTAAAGTACTCCAAGAAAAGAAAAATGAGCGAGACAGCATTCGCACAGTGGAAATTAGTACTTACCAACATGTGTAGAGATGCTAACAAAGATGAAGGTAAAATGCTCTCACTTACATATAAGTACATGACAAAGAATTATGGCATAGTCTGGGAGCAGTTTAAGAAAGACTATTACAAATCAGAGGGTCATTATCCTCACAGCACAAGTCAGTTAGCATTTTGGATAGAATGCTCTAATCCTGTACACAGAGGTTTGACTGCAAGTTGCCTACAGACAGTATTAAGCGAAGAAACTAAGTAGGAGGTAGATATGAAGCCTTTCATTGCAGAGCATTGGAACAGTTTCAATTCAGAGAAGTATTACGTGCGCTATAAGTTGTCACCATATGAGGGAAAGTCATCAGTGACGATTGCCCGTATTATGGAAGAGATGTATCAAGAACTGCTGTACAGCCGTCCGCTTGATAGAATCATAATAGAGGTTGATAAATACACATATAGCACATTGTATAGGGAGGCATTCGGATTCAATGCATGTTATACTGGAGTTAGTGAGCAGAATGATTTAAGATTTCGTGGCCTTACAGTGCTAGTATCAAATGAACTGGACCACGAAATTCGGATGATAGGAATTAAGGAGGAGATAATCATGCCATTTAGTTTTAAGTACGATGAACTTTTTAGCCCTATTGCGGCTATCAACGTTACACCTACAATCAAGAAGGTGATTTTCAATAAGCCCGCAACTATTGTATATTGGTCAGATAACACAAAGACAGTAGTTAAGTGTGGTAAGAATGACGAGTGGGATAAAGAAAAAGGACTCGCCATGGCAATTTCTAAGAAACTAATAGGACTCAAAGAGTTCTATAAACAGTACAACAATACAACAGAGGAAAAGGAGAATAAGAAGTGATGAACGAGACAACACAGGAGAGAGTAAAATTTATCAACAAGGAGATGTTTGAGAAAGCCGGACACGAGGTTCTGGAAGATGAACTTCACATGACTGATAAAATGTCAGGTATGGCTGCGATGGCAATTGGTATGCAAACAATGGCAGTAATTGAGAAACTCAAAGTAAAACTTTTTGGAGAAGAGGAAGAGAATGAGTAAATCTTTAGCCGTAAAATACCGCCCAAAAGTTTGGGCAGATGTAACTGAACAGGATGCTATCAAAACTATACTAACTCAGCAGATTGAAAGTGGAGAAATTAAGAACGGTTATCTATTTTGCGGTGGTGCCGGCACGGGTAAAACTACTTGTGCCCGCATCTTTGCGAATGAGATAAATAAAGGTCAGGGTGTACCAATTGAGATGGATGCGGCTAGCAATAACAGCGTAGAGGATATTCGTAACGTTATTGCTCAGGCTCAAACAAAGAGTTTGGATAGTGAATATAAAATATTCATTATCGATGAGGCACATTCATTATCCAATAGTGCATGGCAAGCAATGCTTAAGACACTTGAAGAGCCACCTGCAAAGTCTATATTCGTATTCTGCACTACTGACCCTCAGAAGATACCCAAGACAATTCTCAGTAGAGTACAGAGATACGATTTTCAGAGAATATCCCAAGAGGGTATATGTCGAAGATTGGAATTGATATATCAGACAGAAACCGTTGAGAATGGTTGGGATATAAATCTTGATTATAAAGACGGCATGGAGTATATAGCGAAAATCGCCGATGGCGGTATGAGAGATGCCATAACTCTTATGGATAAGTGTTTATCATATTCTTCTGAATTGACCATTGAGAATGTGGTCAAAGCGTTAGGTATAGCAAACTATGATGTTATGTTTAGTTTGCTTGACAGTTTGATTGAGCATAAAACCAAATTGGTGTTAGAGCAGATAGACAGTGTGTATAAGTCAGGCATAGAGATGAAGCAGTTCATAAAGACCTTTATGGAATTTGCGTTAGATGTATGCAAGTATGGTTTAACCAAAGATTTCGCACTGTTAAAGATGCCTAATACATATCAGAATGTACTTGATAAGTTTGGCGATTATGAGTATTCCGAGACTCACCGGTTACTTAAAGACTTAATTAGTCTTAATGCTGAGATAAAGTGGGACCCTAGTCCTAAGTATTCTATTGAGGCTAAGTTGTTTATGTTTTGCGAGGCTGATAATGGCAGAGATAATTAAATTTAGACCTCGTGAACATAGAGATAAACCAAACAGAATAGAGGCATTAGTAAAGGGACGTATTAGAGTATTTACTTGTGGGGGTTGCGGTGGAGATTTTGAAGTTTATTTTGACGAGAAGCCTAAAAAATGTCCCTTATGTGGGGCTGAAATAGGTCAATGGAATGAGGAGAACGAATGATTGGTCAAAAAGATTTGATTGAGAGATTAGAGAGTATTGAACTTGATGATTTCCCTAAGTTTATAATTCTTGTTGGCTTATCAGGAAGTGGTAGAAAGACTCTAGCAAACAGATTATATAAGAGGTTTGCTAGAGTTAAAACTACCAATAAATTTGTTTTGGAAGATGTTAAAGTAGAGACTATACGAGGTATGATAAGTGATGCCTATAAATGTATAGACACTACTTTTTATATTATTCCTGATGCTGATAAGATGTCCAACAATGCTAAGAATGCATTGCTGAAAGTGACAGAGGAGCCACCAAGAAATGCATACTTTATTCTCACACTGGAGAATGAAAGCAACACGCTTGCTACAATAAAGAGCAGAGCACAGGTATACAGAATGTTACCATACACTCCTGAGCAGATTGTACAGTATGCCCGAGACACATACAACTTAACAATATCACAGGAGATTGAGATTATTGCTGATATTTGTGAGACTCCCGGTGAAGTAAATTTGCTACTTGATAATGGTGTTATAAGTTTGTATGATTATGTTACACTGGTAGCAGATAATATAGCAGAGTGTAGTGGTTCAAATGCATTTAAGATAGAGGATAAGATTGCATTGAAGGATGAGCCAGACAAGTATGATTTAAGATTGTTCTGGAAAGCATTTATGAAAGTTTGTTCAGATAGAATGCGTTCCGAGAACGAACTTAAGTATGCCGATGCAATTAGAATAACATCACAGTATATGCAAGAGTTAAAGATTACAGGAATCAATCGTGCGTCATTGTTCGATTGTTGGATTCTCGCGGTAAGGGAGAGTTGGTTATGACAGTAGGTGATGTTAAGCAACATATAAAGACTAAATCATTATTACCATACTATGTATTTACAGGCGATGAGTTGGAAGTAATGAATAGGTTTGTAGTTAAGATTGCAGAGGTAGCAGAAGCAACTATATGCCGAGCAGATACTTTAAGTTCTGTATTTTCCAAGATGCAAAATAAATCATTTCTATCACGTAAGACCTGTTATGTGGTACGTGATGATAAGGAATATTTATCAGCAGAAGATATTTGGCCGAGACTAGAAAGCGGAGAATTACAGAATAATAACATCGTAATTTTGCTCTATTCTGACTTAGATAAGCGTTCTAAATTCTATAAGCATATAAAAGATAGTCTCGTTGTGTTTGATGCGCTTACAGACGAAAATTTAAAGCGTGAGATACAAAAGAGAGTAGCATTATCTGACAGAAATTGTGCAGAACTAATTGATATATGCGAAAGAAGCCTAGGTGCTATACTTAATGAAGTAGATAAGATAGTGCAGTATGAGGGAAATGCTAAGTTTTCTAATCCGAACACTACGTTTGAATATCTACTAGACTCAGGCGCTATTCATCAACCTGCTAGAGATGTTATTTGGGATTTTGTAGAAGCAGTATTGACTAGAAAGGTCAGAAGGTCTTTTGGCTTATTGCAAGAAGCATTAGAATATGGTAACCCAACTTTAACCCTACTGTCGGTGTTGTATAAGGATACAAGACAGTTGTTACAGGTACAAGGCTGTCAATCTCAAGACATATCAAAGACTACAGGACTAAGTGGTTGGGATATAAAGCGGGCGATGAGTAGAGTAGGTAAGTATACCATACGTGAATTAGTTTCTGCTATGAAAGTATTCAGAGAAGTTGAAGTAGGCATAAAGTCAGGAACCATAGAGGAAAGTATAGCATTAGAATATGCATTGACAGAGGTGTTAAAATGATTAAGTTCAATGATTACCAATTTCTTTATGACACAGACACAACATTTCAGGCATATGTGGATAAGTATGCCCATAAGCATGAGATATCCGTTGCTGAGGCATTGAAGCATAAGATTATAACTGATTATGCAGAGGATATATGGTATGCAAGAGACTATAATCTATAAGTATTGCTTACGATGCCATAGACCCCTCAAGACAGAGGAAGCCAAACGATTGGGTTATGGCAAAATATGCTATGAGAAGTCGAGGACTGCGCTGTCAAACAAGAAAAGATTGATTGTGCCTGTAGTAAAATCGAGAAATATGTAGTATAATATTTATAGAAAGTGAGAGATATATGGCACGTAATTTAAAGAATATAGCCAGATTAATAGAGACTGTAAATGATACAAAGCCAATTCATGAGCAGTTTCTATCTGATTTAAAGAGGTCGATAGAGTTAACCGCTAAGAAGGAGGCAAGAAAGCCTTCTCAAACATATAAACCTAGTGGCATGAATTGCATTCGTTCTATGTACTATCAGGTTATGGGTGCTGAATGCGAAGATACACCTAGTTTTACAAACGTTGGTATATGTAACTCAGGTTCAGATATTCATGAGAGAATACAGCAAGCGGTAATTGATATGAAATCCAATGGAATGGATTGTGAGTATGTCAACGTTGCTGACTATATCGAGAGCCACAATTTGCAAGATGTTGAAGTGGTTAGCAGACCAGATTTTGATAACGGCGTATATGAGACAAAGTTATACAACAAAAGGTATAATATGTCTTTTCTATGTGATGGTATTATACGATATAAGAGTAAGTACTTCATCCTCGAGTTAAAAACCGAAGCAAGTTTTAAATGGCAGACGAGAGGAGCAGTAGACCCTAAACATTACCATCAAGGTATAGCCTACAGTATCAATACAGGACTCGATAATGTAATATTTGTATATATCAATCGTGATGTACTTGATATGAAGGCTTTTATGTTTGAGGTTACAGATGAGATGAGGAAAGAAGTAACTGACCTGATTGATAGGTGCCAAGGCTATGTGGATAGAAAGATAACTCCACCTAAGCCTGACATAAATAAAAATGCCTGTAAATATTGCGGGTATTTAAAGATTTGTTCCGCAGATAAGTAGTGGTTTTGCGCCGCTGTTTTTCTGGACACATGGTGTCGCACTAAGAATACATCTCCTGATTTGTTCGTCCAGCAGGCAAGTGCGTCCTCATAGGAGTGAGAGTATTCGTGAGGACTCCTTTCTAAAGAAAGAGGTTTGATATGGCTGAGAGTTTGGCTAAGAAATTTGAAACGGTTATAAAAGATGCATTTGAAAAAGTTGAAGGTGTTAGCATTGACCGAATACATGACCAAATGACTGGCTATAAAGTAACGAGTGCCAACATATGTGATTTTATAGTGTATAAATATCCATATGAGTATTACATTGAATGTAAGACAGTCCATGGTAATACACTTCCATTTAGCAATATAACCAAGAAACAATGGGACGGTATGCTTAAGAAGTCACAGATACAAGGTGTGATTGCAGGTGTAATCTGTTGGTGGGTCGAAAAAGACACAACAAGATTTATACCAATTGAACTTTTAGAAGTTTTAAGAATTAATGGCGCTAAAAGTATTAGATATGATTATGGTAGTTATGTATCTGCTAGAGAAATAAGACCGGAGGCCGCACGTTTTCTTAGGACACATAAAATTCAAGGCAAAAAGAAAAGAGTTTTCTGGGACTATGATATGGAGGCATTTTTAAATGAATTTTGAATTACAAGAACTTAACCAACAGCAGATGACACATATCCAAACACGAGTTGAAGGTAACTCTGTTCAGATTGATGATATAGTAAATGGTATAATTACTCCATATTGTGAAGGATTAGATAGATATGTGGCATTTATTCTTGATTGCCTTAAAGATGGAACTAATCCACCTACTACAGATGAGTTAGAGGATTTCTGTCTTAATCTATCAACCAATCTCTATTTCGCCGCAGGTATGTGTGAGAATCTGGGTATTAGAGACGATATAGCAAAGGCAGTATATAAAGAAGTGTATAATGCCAGCAGAAATTCATTGACCTCAGGTACCGTAGCAGATAAAGATAGTATAGCCGCTTTACAAAGTCAAGAAGAAGCGTTAATATCAAATGCGTACACAAGAGCGTACAAGACAATGAAGGCTAAAGTGGAGAACGCACAAGAGTTATTAAGTAGTTGTAAGAAAGTTTTAAGTCATCGTATACAACAAGAGGAGTTGACACACTTTAGTCTGAATCAAGACTCAAGGAGACAGTAAACGTGTTCAAGATTAGAAAGCATAATTGGTTCGAAAACGTAGTATCATTCTTAGTTGTTTGTTTGGTTATTTGTTTTATCTTAATGTTTCGATTAGTGTATCTTATTCAGGAGATATATCATAATCCCGTTGAGCCAATTCAGTGGGAATATGTAAAGCATGTAGAGCGAAGCATATCACCTCTAATAGAGGTTGAAAACAGAATCATAGAGACACATGAGATAGAACCTCAGTATATGCTTTATGAACTTGTAGAAAAGCCCTTACAGCAAACAGGAAGTCTCACAGCAGACTTAGGGGTGTTCTACGGACCGAGTGGAAAAGAAACTTATTACAATCTTCCTATGGAAGGCGTAATTAAGATAATGAAAGATGCAGGCTACTATTACGATTATGCAGTCAGAGAAGATGGAGTAAAGACATATGGTGGATATGTAATGATAGCCGCAGATTTGAATAAATATCCTAGAGGCACATTATTAGAAACATCTTTAGGAAAAGGGTTAGTATGTGACACAGGTGAGTTTGTAAACACAGATGTAGTTATAGACATAGCGGTGGATTGGTGATGATACAACAATTAATATATTGGTCATTAGTAACTTCTGTAATGCTGTTTGTATTACATAAGATAGATTTTAAAGATAAAGTTGATGAGGAAGATACATCAACATGGGATTAGATTAATCTTGCCTATAGGGCATTATTAATATCCATTCATATTATTCTTTCTTTTTAAAGCGTATCTCGGTGGCGGAACAGGTAGACGCTTAATGGTAAGACTAGATTGAATGCCGATATGCTAGTCATGTGAGGTGCGAATCCTCACCCGAGATAGCAGTCGAGTGTCCATCTCATTCGACTGTACAGATTAGTTGACATCCCGGCAGATGTGTACAGCAGTGGTGAAATAGGTAGACACATTGATAGTAGCAAGACCGAACAGAAGTCAAATGCAGAGGTCATGTAAGGTGCAAATCCTTACCTGCTGTATTAAGACAAGGCTCGTTCACAGTGTATGCGGACATTGAGAATAGTGGTGAGGATATGGTGCAGTAAAACTCACAGAAATGCGGATATCCGAAAAGGCATTGACGAATGTTGTAATAAGGACTCTCAAATCGAAAGATTCAGTAAACCTTGTCTTATATAGCCCCTTAGCCAAGTGGTAAGACAACGGCTTTTGACGCCGTGATGCCCCGGTTCGAATCCGGGAGGGGTTGTTAAGGAGATATTTACAATGAGTAAATGTAAGTCTTGTGATAAGGACACATGCCAATATTGTAATCATAGAAGATGGTTCTTCGGTCGGTATTGTGACCGTGATATGACTTATTGGTATCTTTCAAAAGGAAAGTTTTGTCCATTATTTGTAGAGAAGTTGAGGTATCTAGAATGAAAGAAGCAGGATTTTGGGAGAAAGTAATATGGGGTTTATTTGATTTTGAAAGAGGGCCTAATGCAGAAGCCTCAATAGTATTGATGTCAGGTATAGTGCTGTTGTGGTTATTCATGGGATTTAAAGTATTACAATATCACTTAGAAGATAAGAAGAAAGGAAAAGACAATGGGGACAAAACTTGACGAGATAATCAAACAGATAAACAAGAACGCCAAAGACGAGATAATGGGACAAGGTCTTTCAGCGTATGATTATGAGAGAATACCATTCACCAGTCCTAGAATGAATTACATGACATTTGGTGGTATTGCAGAAGGAAAGTTGCATGAGTTCTTTGGTGAGAATCATGGTGGTAAAACCACTACAGCATTAGATATTGTAGCAAACTTCCAGAATAAATATCCTGATAGAGATGTATTGTATGTGGATGTTGAGAATACATTAGATACAGTATGGGCTACAAAGATTGGCGTAGACATTGAGAGAATGTATATACTTCAACCTATGTCACAATCTGCCGAAGAGATATTTGAGATGATTAAGACGGCAGTAGAGACAGGAGAAGTTGGTCTATGGGTTATAGACAGTCTTGGTGCTCTAATGTCTCAGCAGGAGTTTGATAAATCACTTGAAGAAAAAACTTATGGTGGAATATCAATGGCACTTACAAAGTTCGCTAAGAAGATGGAGCAGTTAAACCATAAGTACAATTGTACGGGTATTGGCATCAATCAGTTGAGAGCAAACATAAATAGTCCATATGGTGGATATACAACACCCGGTGGTGAGAATTGGAAGTTTATGTGCTCAACCAGAATAGAGTTCAGAATGGGCAAATTCTTTGATGCTAAAGGTAATGAACTTACAAGAGCCGCAGAGAATCCTGTTGGTAACTTTGTAATGGCGAGTATTGTAAAGAATAAGACAGCACCGCCATCAAGACGAGTTGGCCAGTATAGAATAAGATATGATAGTGG